ATCCATAGTTCATGCTACCGCCTGAAGGACTTTTCCCCCGCCCTTCCGTGAGGTTGGGAGGGGTACTCTTTCCACCAACGGGGATAACGATTGGTTCTTTTTAGGAGGTTCGGTAGAAATATCCCATTTGGTAAGTAGTTCTAAACCCTTTTCCAAATCATTATGAGAAACAATCCAACCTAGCCTAGCCAAGTAAATTTCTTTGTTTTCATCTCCATAACCAAAAATGTGCTGCGCAGCTTCAAGCGGAATCTCGACTGTTGATCCTGGTTTGAACTCATAGAACTTTCCAGAAAACCCATCTTTAAGGGTTTTATCTGAATGATTGGTTACATAGATGGTAGACATATTAGAAACTCACGACATCGCCATATACAGAGATTGTTGCAGTATTGGAAACATTACCGCTTCCAGTATTGACATTCACATATAGGGCTTGGGTTGTAAAACCAGTAATAGCAGAACTGCTGTTATACGGACTAGCAATAGTAAGGTCTTGGTAAGTACCAGCGCCAGTTACGCTTGATAGTGTGGTATTTGCAACTACCGCATTGGAGATGTTTCCATCAGAGCTTGTGGTAACTGAGATGACGACATTGGCTAAATTGCCAATAGCACCCGCAACAGTAACTCTACGCACAATGACAGAACCAGAACCAATAGAAGCATTTGCATTAGTCAAACCACCGCTAAGCAACGGCAAGGTGATACCAGTAACGGTAGCATTTCCTGTCGTGTTAAAAGCGGTAGCTTGTTTAACAGCAATACGACCATTCCCGAAACTATCGAGGTAATACTGTCCGACTGAATCTGGATTAGCCATTACTGTTCTCCTTAACTATTGAATGTGCCAGATACAGCCTGACCACCATTGACTGTAGCCAATGTGATTGTGGTGTTGGTTGTAGCGTTAGCGGTCACATTCAAGCCATCAGAAATAATCACACCGCCTGTGTTAGCAGCCAACAAGATGCTGTAGGTCGCCACATTGGTGGTGGTGTTATAAGCTGAAACGGCATTGATAGTGCAGTTTGTATTGGGGAATACAAGGTATGTACCAGCGGGAATCACATTACCAGTTGTAGTAGCTGTTAATGTAGAAAGCTGCCAATACGCACCAGGAGTATTCGATGCGGTACCTGTAATCAGGATTTTATTTAAACCGAGTGACATGACTTAGCTCCTTATAGTGAAATAGAGTTGTAGCCAGAAACTCTGGTCATTGACTTAGGCTTGGTGCTCACTAATTCAGCGATCATCAAGACTGCGCCAACATAACCGATCTGCCAGTTTGGTAGGGTTGATTCAAAACCAGTAAATACGAAAGAACCCTGATCGTGGATGTACAGGCTTAAGTAGTTAGAGTTAATGAAGTAAACAGTACCTTCTGGGCAATATGGGTCTGGATAGATTGGAACACCAGCAACCATCAAAGCGCTGAAAGCAGCTTGTGGGCCGTTGCTATCACCATCAAAACCGTGTCCTGGGGTAATGACATATTGCTCTTGACCAACATAGTCTTGTGCCAAGAGTGTCCATGTGCCAAATCCGCAAACGCCAAAAGTCGGAACTTCTGCGCCATTTTTCACAGTACCAGAAATGTACTGGAGAATGTTTTGACGGGTTGGGTTAACAGAACCAGCGTTATACACCTTAGACTTCCACCATGTATAGGTAGAGCGGTTGATGTTACCGTATGTGGTTAAGTTTGTACCATCGTCAATTGCACCTGGCAAACCAATAAACTGCTGAGTATTGGTGTAGTTGGTGTAAAGAGCAGTAGCCATTGCATCCATCATCACATTGGTCGCATCGTTCATACGAGCTTCGATCAATGGGATAATGGCGTAATCTTGCTGTACTGCGCCTTCCATTCCGAGAAATGGTACTGGTGCAATCATCAGTTTCAAATTGAACTCAGCATTAAACGCACCTTGCTGAACTGCTGGCTGGTTGAATGAACCAGAGTAGTCCGACCACTGTGCATTAACGAACTGAGCGCCTTGAACTGGCACGGTTACTTGGGAAACACCACCTGAAGCCTGTTGACTGTTAGCAATCAAAGCAGCCATCAAGGGTGTGCTGTTATAAAGTTGAACAACCAGCTTGGGGATAAACGCTCTACGGGTTACATAAGTAAGCTCGTTATATTGCGATGTACCTGACGCTGGAAGAATACCGCCACCTATAGGCATGGTCTATCTCCAAACAAAAATTAAAATATCCCCTATTTACTACTAAATACCAATTGGTCGAGAGTTTTTACGCAACTCAGCCAATGCTGCTGCTGCTTCATTCCTTGCACCTTGCACTGGGTTTTTCCAAAACTCATTGAGTTTAAAGCCTTTCAATGGGCTTGGATTGTATCCAGATGGGGTGGGAACGGCTGCCCGTTTCATCCAATCTAAATACTCCGCAGCGGTTTCATGGTCATGGATTTTTTTCTCAACCATAATTTTTTCCACTTCATCAATTTCATCTTCGCTTTGCACAATACCCTTTTTCAGTAAAGCATTGCGTCTTTCACGATAATTTTCAATTGCTTCTTTTTCAGCTAATTTAGCTTCCAATTTAGAAATCTTTTCATCTGTTTCAGACGCTCTCTTTTCTGAAGATTCTTCAACTTCTAGCTCAGCAATATGCAAATCTGGGCGTAATTGCTTGACTAATTTGAGGTATTGCTTACGAGTAGCGGGATTACTAGACAAGTCACTTGTAAGTCTTGCCATTTCTTCTTGCTGCTCTAGCGTGTAGTTTTCTAAGCTCATATCTATCCCCTATGTTCCTTAGATAACTTTTTTGGTGTCACCAGGATGTGACATAGACATCATGTTCTTGTAACCAGCTTTAGGAGCTGCTGACAAGCCACCAAAATGTGAAAAGCGTGGAGTATTGATAATTTGACCATTTTTTTGGTTATTATCAGTTGGTCTACGAACTGTGGATGCACCACGAGGTTTAAAGAGTTCCATAATGATTCCTTACATTGGTTGAGGAGGTTGACCAGGCATACCGCCAGGCATTGGCATACCGCCACCAGGAGGTGGAGGTGGCATACCCATTCCAGGTGGCATACCTGAGATTGCTGGCGCTTGCGACATTGCTTTGCCCTCAGGCGTTGCGCCACCAGCTTGAGGTAATGTTTGCAACATTTGCAAAATTTCAGATTGTTGAAGCTCATTGGTTTTACCTTTGCGAGGACCAATAACTTCTGACATAGAGCGAATAGCAGCCAAGACTTTGCGACCTTCATCGGATTCGCTGCCTATGGCTGGTAAAGATTGTTCTAGTAAATCAATTGCCATTCCCACATTGATCATGGCTGCTTCACGATTACCCATCTTAGGTTCTGGGGTAGACATCGGTGCGCCAGCGGGAGCGGTGGAACTGTCTGACATTGCCGTTGGCATATCGGGAATTGGTGGCATACCCCCAGGGGTTGCTTTATCCCGTTGGCTTTGCATCATTTGCATCAACTGGTCTGAAGGTACACTCATCTTCTATCCTAAGTAATTACTCACATACTAATCTTAATACACAAGTTGTCAAGTGGGGGATATATTTCTATTCCCTCCCCCGTGGGAGGTTTGTTTTGGTCAGACCAAAAGCAATCCTTACGGATTACTTACGACCTTTACGACCTTTGCGCTTCATGCGTGCCATGAGATTTCTCCTGTTAGCAGCGGTCACCTATTTCAAAGGGAAGGCAGCCACACCCTTTTATTCCCGTGAAGGAAACCGATTAGCGTCTTGTCTTGCGAGATTTTTTGTATGACTTTCTCATCATTTTCTCCAAAGTTAGCTTATCCCCTAACTGTACGACCATAAGTCCGATTGCTCGGATTACGATTAAAACTTTTTACCCCACCTTGCACACGATACTCTAAATTTGGCGAGCGTTCACCCCTTTTCAAGGATTCCGTAGTTACCCTTGGTTGATCTGCTTTCGGTGCGACATTCTGTGCCATTAGCCTACCTGAGGTTCCTTTTTACTGTGCTTTTCTTTAGGAGCTGGTTGCGGTTGACCGCCACCCGCTGCTTCCCTTTGCTTCAATTTATCTTTCAATAATTGTTTCATTGGTGGTTCAACTAAGTCAAGCAAAGATTCTTTATCAATAGCTTGCGCTTTAAATAAATTAAATGCAAGTTGTTTTAAATCTTCTGTAAAGATCGGGCTGTTAGAGTGAGCGTCTACCTTCACCACATAATCTTTAGTAAATTGCTCGGCAATAAACGGTACGCCTTCGCTATCTTTAAAGTGAGTATCGTTATAGGCTTGCATGAGCTTGAGATACAAGGTTGCAACCTTTTCTAAGCTGTCTTCTACAATCAAAGCCCGTTTTTTAGCTCTTGAGCTGCCAAGGCGAGCTAATTGGCTGGCATGACCTTGGCTACGCACACCGCTCTCGCCCTTGCCCGATAACACATTGCTAATACCTGACACTTCTGCAAACATGGCATCTAGCTGGTGGATGACCTCAAAAATATCGGCTGGCATTTGAGGTGCCAATTTTTCCACCTTGCCGTTTGGCATATCACTGGCAATAAAAGATCCAGCACGCTGCATCGCAAAGTATTTTTCTTCGGTGATTCCGCTAAATCCGCTAAATGCTGTAGGAGGACTAACTTGCTTGTTTAGCAGATCTTTAATTTGCTGGAATCGCAGCGTATATTCGTCTTGCAACAAAAGCAATTTTTGTGCTTCGGATGCACCCCAGTAATAGTCATACAAAGGGTTTGGACAAATCTGGATAAAAGGATTTTCGCCTTTTAGGAACAAACTAGCTCCTGGGCGGTCATAAATAACCACTAATGGGTTAGCAATCGTGACGCATTGATAATCGGCTGTTTCATCATTCCATACCCACAGCTCTTGCATTTCAATCACATCTTCTGCAACCCTAGATTTATAACGGTTCATGCCGTATAGATCCATGTTCACATTACCGTACATTTCAGGAGAAGCCTGAGATAACACAATACGGTTGACCGCTTCGGGAATCGCTGATTCTTGTTCTGGGTAAGCGGTACTTACACGAGAAACAATGTCTTCTCGCCTTGGATGGGAATACAGACGGGCGTAAAGCTCCGACTTGGTAATGTAGTAAGTATGGACAATGGCTTCTTGCCTGTCTGTATAAGGGATGTCCTCACGCAAAACCCCAATCGAAGCGGGTTCAACCATGTAGGGGGTGATTCCGTTATTGACCACTAACTTCACAAAAGCGCTGTTATAAACCAGCGCCCAAGTTAGGGCAGCAGAAAACACCTGGTCTGCATTGGAGTTAAGCCACTCATCATTGAGAGCTTGAGTAAGGGTAGGTGCCTTGCGATGTTCTAAGAGGGGAACAGAAGCGCCTAATGAAATAGAAAAACGGGTAGTTTCAGCCGAGTATAAAAAACTGGTGAGCTGATCCATGTGTGGATTGATCTTGTTGAACAACGCTGGCGGTTGCTCTGGACCAGATCCAAATAAGTAATACGCTTTTAATGTTGAATAATCCCCACGCCTTTCTTCTTTGGACACCAAACACTTTTGCATGATGTCCAGATAGAAGTCTTCTCTTTCAGCGCTATTTTTTGGGATTATCATGTTTTAATCTTTAGATTATCTGGATCTCTTAAAGTGGAAGAAGGATCAATCCTAGGTCCTGAGTTTATACCAGCCTGTGCTGGTGTCAAGCCTACCGATTCACCATTAACCGATTGTATTGCACGACCAGCGAGCAAGGCTTGCATATTTAATCCTTGGAAACCACCACCCCAGATTGCTGCGTCACCAGCACGGGCTTCTTTTGGCGCTTCTGGTTGCGGGGGTTTTTGGATTTTGTCTTTGTTACCACGCTTGCGGGTGGCGTATTTTTCGGCTTGTTCGTAATCTTTTTCTTTGAATTTGTTTTTTCGGGTGAGGTATCCGCTTTGATTTTCGCCTTCACGGGTGGTTTTAATGTCTGACATATTGAACTCAATGGCGAGTTGCTTGGTAGATTTGTCGGTAAAGCGGGTTTTTTCCGAAAGCATTGCTGGAGCTTGGAGAAAAACAATAAAAACTTCTTCATTGCAGCCTTTCATTGGGCATTGTGCCTTACGGCTTTCAAAATATCCGTGCTTTGGACATTTGTAATCATTAACCACAGCCATATTTATCCCCTTTTTAACTGTTCGTCAAGTGTTAATTTTGAGTAATCATAGCGATTCTCAATCCCTATTTTGAGCTTGATTTGCCCATTTACAAGTTGCAAACTGTTCTTTTTTTCTAAAACAGGCTTGGCATCCTTGCGATATTGCACAAAACGGGTTTGATCACGGTTTTGCATAATGGAAACTTCCCCATTTTTCCATTCCGTATAGGCTTTAGATACCCGTCTTTGTACATATTCGGTCAATGGTTCGATTTCATAGACAAAAACCGACTTGATAATAGATGCCGATAGACCAGCTAGCTGCGCAAACAACTCAATGGAGATCCCTCTTTGCGAATCCCGTAAAAAGCGTTTCATAATTTTGCGCAACTCGGCTTTAGGAATAGAACGCTTAGCCTTGTCCATATACCCCAATCCGCTTTAAATAATCACTTACATTTCTTCCGACTGTGAGCTGCTCTGGCGTGAAGTCATCCTGAACCCGAGAAACTGTGCGGGTAATCTTTTGCGCAATAAGCCTGGGCTGCACCTGTTCGGCAAAGGCTGCGCAAGCTAGGGCAGTGGCAATCACCCTGTCATCTTTGTTGCGCCCAGACGCTTCAATAGAACCCCCATCACGGATCATGGTCTTCATTTCCTCAATGGTGTCCATATCAAAGATGTCCATCATTCCCCGCTCAAAGTAATCCTTCATGTAGGTGAGCATCCGCTCTTTAGTAGCCGAGGTGGTCATCCAACCAATTGAGTTAGAAACCCCGCCTAGCGTGTCATTTCTGCGCCAAATGTAGTTTTGCATATTGCCGTAGACATCTAAGAGGTCTTTGCCTAAAGCGCTACCCATCGAAGCAGCTTGACGCTTGAGATTGCGCAGCTCGTTAATGACCGCTTGCCCTGGACCATTGATCTCCAAGTTTAAGGTAGAGTTTTTGTAAGCACCCGCTAAGTGGGCAATTACCCAGGCAAACTGATAGGTGTTCATCTCGCTGGTAGCAAAGGTTGCCACTTGCTCTAAACCATCGGCATATACACGAAAGACCTGAATACAGAACCGATCAGCCCAATCGCTAGAACCATAAGCTGGATCAGCACCGATAACATAATAAGCAGTGTCAACGGGTTCTTCCCAGACTTTAAGAGTAGCCAGTTTTTCAGTAGATTTAAGCACTTCCGTATCATGGAAGTTAACGCCAAAGCTGTAACGGTAGTAATCGCAGCTAATCTTTTTAAGTAATTTGACGGCATCAGTACACCTTGCATTAGAGAAAAACGAGGTTCCCGTCATCACAAAAGCGTAGTCCTCAGTAGGCGGAAACTCTTGATACATCAGGCTATCATCTTTAATGCCTTCATACAACTTCCAACGCCACCACGCTATCTGGCGAGAATTGATCTCTACGCCATACAGTTTTTTAATATCTCGCACCCATTCTTTTTCTTCGCCTGAGAGCTTGCCATCCCAATAGACCTTATAGGTTTGACCGTTAGGATCTAGGGAATACAGCTCGTTACGCCACCAGCCACAGAAAATGGCACGCTGGGTTCTAGCCCGTTTAGCCGTGACATACATATCGTGGAACATATTAAAACCACGAGCAGTAGATTCAAAGGTATAAAGCCTGTCAGGGTTAGTTTCCGCTAACGAAGCCAA